GTCGACTTAAACCGGATCACTATGCACATGGTGATCCATGAACTTAATCGTACAGAGCAATGCCTATATGGCTTAGCATCGCTCCTGTGAAGAAACCATTTAACTGGAAAATGGCCTAGTCTCACCTTCCAATCGCGGATAGTAGTCCTCTGACAAAGAGAACTCCGAAACAAATCGATAAATATCAATCGCGAGAGGAGAGGTGGAATGACGTCGAAGAGAACGGCGGAAACGGATTAAATTCCGGATCCAGCGAGTCAAAACAGGAACTTTACGCTCCTTCTCGCTTTTCTCGCCCTCTGGGTAAGACCAACTCCAAACATAAAAATGTTGAGGTAGGTCCAGACCTTCGAAATCACTCCCAAAGAGAACTTCGGCCACGTTATCTGGACAACGCATATCATAACCCTCGGCCTTAGCAAGCCAAGAGGTGCGGGAATCATCAACTTCCCAAGTTTGATGGACTTTTGCGACAAATTTCGGAGGCACAAGCCGGTCCCTGATGATGGAACCAGCAGTGACTAAATCGTCCTGCGTCGGGTCACTTAAGACACCGAAGCCACCGAAAGCCTGGCTCAACGATAAAGAAATCGGAGCCGAGAGCATCTCGCTTAATGACAAGGGGTTAAAAAGGCCCCAGAGCAAAAATTGAAAGTGCTCGTCCACCAAACTCCCAGAAAGGTACTGGGCACCTGATCGGAACCTCACAAGTCGGGAACCGAGGGAATCATCGTCATAGCGGTCAACACGCTGTTTGGCGCGACCGTTGCCTACCAAAAGGCTCAAACGATTGTAATCGACACATCGACAAGAAAAATCAGACCAATCCACCATATAAAATTGGGAATTGATGCAGCAAATACTGCGGTGAAGATAATTCTTGCCGAGCGACTCTGTAAACCCGATGAGACTGACGCATTTACGCCAAGTCAGACCGAATTCAGAGCAAGTCTCGAAAAACACATCGTTCGAGGTACCCCAGCTATTAAGGCCGTGGTAGTAAGCAGCGGGCACGATCATAAGAAGATCATCACCGTTGACGATGATGGGCACTTCAGACAAGGGACAAGTAAGTCCTGGATCAATGAAGGCCCAATTGATAGCAAAGTTTAGATAACAAAGGATAGGAAAAGACACGGGTGAGCCCATTAACTGGCCACGCACCTGAATATTGTCGAGCTGTGGATCATTATATTCAATTTGATGATCCACCAAACACTTCTCAAGGATAATGCGGAACTCAGGTTCGACTCGAAGCCGGTCCATTAGCTTTCTCAAGGCTATAAGACTGACATAAGGGTCGAGACCGTCGGTAGCGGCAGAGTAATCCCCAGAGACCATTTGCAGGTCCATACCATCGTAACCGCGCTGCACCCAAAAGGCATAGCCCTTCTTCATGATTCTCGAAATATCACCATTGGTGATTCGACGACTCATAGAAAAGAAAGGACCAGACTTAGGAATGCACGTACGCAGCAATTTATCCCATTGAAAGGCGACAGTATAAGGAATGTACTCACCACATGATACGACTCTGACTTTACAGGGTTCACAAATAGCGGCCGTTCGGGCCTTGATGTGCAACTCAGGAGAGTCAGAATAGAGTAGGGCAGCTTCCTCGCGAAGTTGAGCATTGTACTCGAACAACGCCGAATCTTTAAAATCATGGGTGTCATACTGACCACGCCAGATCATATTCCCATCCGAATTAAAACCAGTATAAATAAGTTTCGAGAG